CATGAACGGAAACGCCGTTCCGCAATTCAACGATCTCTCGTCCCTTAAACAAAGACGCGACGAGATCAAATCTCAAATTGACGAACTTCAGCAATCTATGAAGATTGTCAATAACTCACTTAGAGACATGTTTGAAGAAACTGCCCAAATGCAGCTTGCCCAACAAGGCAAGGATTTTGGCCAGACTACGATTAACACTGGTGATCACAAGGTCACTATTGATTTTCGTAAACGTGTCGATTGGGATCAGGATAAGCTGATTGAAATTCTAAATCAGATGGACCCTGATGCCGCTCGTCATTATGCAACAATCAAGTACAGCATAGGCGAGACTAAGTACAACAACGCACCACCAGAAATTCAGTCCGCTCTTTCTGAAGCGCGTACCGTCTTTCTGCAAGGTGTTACCGTTAACATCGAAGATAGGGATACCAACTAATGCTTCAGATTATCTCTGCCGAAGAAAGGCTGGCTGAAAAGCGTGGTCACAAGATCGTGATTTGCGGCCAGTCCGGTGTGGGTAAGACATCACTGGTTCGCACCTTGGACATGGAAAAAACTTTATTCATGGACTTGGAAGCCGGTGATGCCGCCATTGAAGGATGTAAAGTCGATGTCATTAGACCGCGCACTTGGCAAGAGTGCCGTGACTTTGCATGCTTCCTTGGTGGCGGCAACCCCGCTCTCAATGACGACGCTCCATATAGCATGGCACATTATGAATATGTCACGCAGATGTATGGTGACCCTTCAGCCGTTCTGCAAAAGTACGATACAATCTTTGTTGATAGTATTACCGTCGCAGGCAGGCTGTGTTTTACCCACAATCAAAATCAGCCAGAAGCGAGATCAGAGCGTAATGGCAGACTAGACACTCGCGCAGTGTACGGCATGCAAGGTCGCGAAATGATGGCGTGGCTGACTCATCTTCAGCATATTCGTGAAAAGAATGTAATTTTCGTCGGCATCCTAGACGAAAAAACAGACGAATATGGACGGATGAATTACGAACTTCAGATCGAAGGATCGAAGACGGGCCGTGAATTGCCCGGCATCGTTGATGAAGTTATCACGATGGCAACCCTAGCCTCAGATGAAGGGAACATGTTTCGCGCTTTCATCTGCGACAACCTAAATAAGTGGGGGTATCCTGCGAAAGACAGGAGCGGTAGGCTTGAGCCTATTGAAGAACCACACCTTGGCAAACTGTTTGAAAAAATGTCTGGGCCTCGCCCAGAGGGAATGCAGTTTGTAAATCCAACAACGGTCACTATTGCAGAAGGAGAAAGCTGATATGACCCTTGACCTGAACAGTTTTAACTACGATGACGGGCCGCAGAAAACTGATTTTGCGCTGCTTCCGGACAACACTGTTGTGCGAGGTATTGTGAAGTTGAGCGGTGGCGACATGGAAATCCCAGAACTTGGTGGTGGGCAATACTTTAAGTCTTCTGCCAGCGGAGCGAAGTGGATGCCTATCGAAATCACTATTGTTGGTGGCGAGTTTGATAAGCGCAAAATTTGGCAGAACATTTTTGTTGATGGTGCCAAGCGTGATGAAAACGGCTATCCGATTGCCAAGCGCATTGGGTTGGAAACAATCAAGCGCATGGTTGATAGTGCTTATGGGTTGAAGAAGGATGACACAAGTCCTGAAGCGCTTCAGAAACGAGCAACCATCACAGGTGTGCATGTTCTAATGGGCATGGAGATTTGCTTTAAGATTGGGATTGAAAAGGGAAACAACGGTTACCCTGACAAGAACAAGATTAAGGTTGTGTTGACCCCAGACTCGCAAGAGTTTATTTCTGGGGGTGTTGCACCGCAAGTTGCACACGCACCCGCTCCTGCACCACAAGCCGCTGCTCCTGCACCGGCACAGGCACAGGGGGTAACACCACCATGGGCGCGTTAACATCATTGTGGAATTTTGTTCTTGGAAAGTCTCAAGAAGATACTTCACCCAAGTATTTTGGCGGCAACCATCAGAGGTCGCTAAACTCGGTACAGGGGGGAACCGGGGCCGTAAATCCCCCCACCTTCACCGAAGCGAAGTCTTCATCTATTCCTAACTACTGCAATGATACTTTGCGTCTTATCTCTCGTAAGAAAGGCGCAAACGTATCTGAACTTATGGATAAGACAGGCAAGAAGAAGGGCACGATCTATCAAGAGATTGCTCTGATCAAGAAGAGTGGGATCAAGATTGTTCGTGCTTACGAGAAGCCAGTATATAGGTTTCGGGTAGGCTAACATGTTGCTCCGTCCGTATCAGGAGGTAGCAATCAATGATGCCGCTGATGCTCTGGACAAACATGGCAA